TAGGTTCTTCAACCAAAATTGGGCTCCAGTATCTTCGGATTATAAAGGACAACAATATTGGTATATGTATGGCGCTAGAACAACAGACAGAAAGAATGCTGGTATGTTGAATGAAAGAGAAAACTTCTTTCATAAGCCATTGGTAAACCTAAACCATTTCTATGATATAAATGATGATATGAGATTATCTTCAGTATTATATTGGAGTGGTGGTTCAGGTGGTGGAACTGGTACATATGGTAGTGTCAGTAGAAAACCTGCTATCGAAGGAAATGCTTGGTACGCAAGTTCACCTTGGATGTGGGATTGGGATGCTGAGATTGCTCAGAACTCATCTAATGTAGATTCTGCTTTCTCTGATTCTGAAAATCGTTCTACTGGTATCCTAAGAAACTCAATCAATAGACAGAATACATATGGTTTAATTTCAAAGTTAAACTATGATGTATCAGATGAACTTGAGGTTCAGATTGGTATCGATTGGAGAACTGCTGGTATAGAACACGCCCGTGAGGTTCGTGATTTATTAGGTGGAGACTACTATGTAGACTATGCCGATGATAACGCACCTGATGGTAAAGTAGTTCGTTTAGGTGACATTATCGCCTATCACAACGAAACCACAGTAGATTGGTTTGGTGCTTTCTTACAAGGTAACTACAATACAGAGAAGATAAATCTTTATGGTATGGGTGGTATTTCTACCATTGGATATACCTACAAAGACCATTTCTCTGTTGAGAAAGAACTTGTAGAGGCTGATGCTATCACAACCTTTCAGGTAAAGGGTGGAGCTAGGTATAATCTTGACGACAGACTCTCAGCATTTGCTAATATGGGGTATGTTCAAAAGCCGCCAATCTTAGATAATGTGATTGACTATGATGGAAATGTTTCACAGAATCCAGACAATGAGAAATTCATATCTAACGAAATCGGTGGTGAATACAGAAGTGAGTTGGTTGCTATCAAAGGTAGTTACTATAACACACAGTGGAAGGATAGAAACCTTACAAAATCTGTAACAACAGGTCAAGGTGATTCAGGCGATACAGACATCATTTATCTAACTGGTGTGAATCAAAGCCATAGTGGTTTTGAGATAGAGTCTAAAGTTGCTCTACACGAAATGGTAGACTTAGATGTCGCTGTTAGTATCGGAGATTGGTACTTTGATGGGGATGCTAAAGGTGATTACACAGAGATGGAATACAATGATGATAACCAAATCATTGGACAAACATCTACTGAGTATGAGTATGCTCTGAATAATCTAAAGGTTGGTGATATGCCACAGACATCTTATGTTGGTGGTTTAACAATCAAACCAATTGAAGGATTGAGTGTACAAGGACTTTACAGATGGTATGATAATCATTATGCTGATTGGAGTCCTGATTCTCGTGAGGTAGAAGGTGATGCTGACAGAGCACAGGTATGGAAATCTCCATCCTATGGAAAGTTAGACTTACATCTATCTTACAAACTACCAGAGGTTGCTGGTTTAGATATGACACTAAGTGGTCATATATTTAATGCTCTTGATAATGTATACGTTCAAGATGCTGTTGACAATAGTAAATACAATGGGTATGGTGACAAAGTTCACGCTGCTCATAACGCTGAAGTCTTTTTGGGTACACCAAGAAGTTTCAACTTAGGACTATCTGTCAATTTCTAAAAGGTAAATTTGGGGGGAAAATTTCCCCCCATTTTTTCCAAAAAAAAGCTTGACTTTAATTGTTATTCTTCTTAACTTACAGTGTTGAAAATGGGGATTTTATAATCTAAATGTATCAAAATGTTTACTTCGATAATAAAAAGCAGTTGTTTCATATATGGGATGATGAGAATGGTTACTACACACTTCCCTATAAAAGATACGCTTATGTAAAAGACAGAGCTGGAACACATATATCTTTGTATGGAGATAAACTAAGAAAGGTTTATCGATTTGAGCCAGACTCTCCTAATTTATTTGAATCAGATGTTCCTCCCGAAACTCGTATATTAGTAGACCAATACAAAGATTCAGAAGAAATGTCAACTGGTCATCGTATAATGACAATTGATATTGAGGTAGAGGTTACAGATGGATTCCCATATCCAGAAGATGCTAACGATAAGGTAACTGCTATAGCAATTCATAACTCTGAAGAAGATGAATACTATTGTTTAGTTTTAGATGAGAAAAACAAACTCAGTTTGAAATCAAAAGATAATGTGATTATCGAATCTTTTGAAAATGAGTTTGATTTACTACAAAGATTTTTTCTATTATATTTGGATTGGAAACCAACAATTATAACTGGTTGGAACTCTGATACATTTGATATGCCATACCTTTACAACAGAGCTTGTAAGATAGTTGGTTCTAATGTAGCTAACTTAATTTCACCAATAAGAGAAGTAAAGTGGAATAAACATCGTAAAAGGTTTATGTTCGCTGGAGTCAGTTGTTTGGATTACTTAGCTCTATACAAACTATTCACATACACTCAGCTATCATCTTACAGATTAGATGCTGTGGCTGAACACGAACTTAGTGAAAAGAAAGTGGAGTACACTGGAACTCTAAATGATTTGTATGAAAACAACATAGATAAATTTGTTGAGTATAACATACACGATGTTAGATTGGTTAAGAGATTACACGATAAGTTAGATTTAATTGATATGGCTCGTGGTGTATGTCACGTAGGTCACGTTCCTTATGAGGATGTTTATTTTTCTTCTCGATATTTAGAGGGTGCTATCTTAGTTTACCTAAAAAACTTAGGTATTGTCGCACCAAACAAACCAACTAAGCCTGATATGAGTAGTGATGAGAAGTTCGCTGGTGCTTATGTACAACCACCACAAAGAGGAAAGCACGATTGGGTATTTGATTTGGATATTACTTCTATGTATCCATCGGTTATTATGTCTTTGAATGTATCGCCTGAAACTAAAATGGGTAAGATAATAGGATGGGATTCAGAGGAGTTTATTAGAGGAGACAAAAAGACTTATACTTTGATGGCAGGCGAAAAAGAGATGGGTAAGCTTAGTGAAACAGAACTAAAAGATTTCTTTGATAACAATAAAGTTTCAGTATCTTCTAATGGTGTTCTATATCGTAGTGATAAGAAAGGATTGATTCCAGCTCTATTAGAAAAGTGGTTTGATACTCGTGTAGAGTATAGAAAGTTGATGAAGAAGTTTGGTGACGCTGGAGATAATGAGAAGTATACATACTTCAAAAGTCGTCAGTTAATACAAAAGGTTGTACTAAACTCTTTGTATGGTGTATTAGGTTTGCCAGTATTTAGGTTTTATGATTTAGATAATGCTGAGGCTACCACACTCACAGGTCAAGAATTGATTAAATTTACTAGAAAGATTGGTAATCACTTTTACAATAAAGAGTTAGGAGACACTAAAGATTATTGTATATACATCGATACAGATTCAGTATTTTATTCAGCTCTTCCTATAATCCAAAAGAGGTTTCCTAATATGGACTATGACAGTGAGACTATGATGAGTAAGAGGATATTAGATGTAGCTGATGAAATGCAGGGATTTTTGAATAAGTCTTACGATTACTTTGCTAAGAAGTTCTTAAACTTAGACAAACATAGGTTTGAGATAAAGCAGGAGTTGATAGCTAAATCAGGTTTGTTTATTGTTAAGAAGAGATATGGTATGAAGATTATCAACGACAATGGGGTAAAGGTAAACAAACTACACGTTAAAGGATTGGACTTAGTTCGTAGTAACTTTCCAAAGGCTATGGGTGAGTTACTTAAAAGTGTATTAGAAGATATTCTAGCTACTGTACCTAAAGAGAAGATTGACGATAGAATAATAAACTTTAAAGAATCTATGAAGTTGGTAGACTTTGATAGAATAGCTATGCCAACAGGTGTAAAGAATTTAAAGAAGTATAGTGCTGGTAAGAGTGGTAAGTTTACTCGATTCGCTAAAGGTTCTCCAGCGCATGTAAAGGCTGCTATAACTTATAATGATTTACTAAGACACTTTGGGGTTGGTAAGAAGTATGAGAAGATAAGTAACTCTGAAAAGATTAAGTGGGTTTACCTAAGACAAAATGAATTAGGATTAGAGTCTTGTGGTTACAAAGGTTATGAAGACCCACCACAGATTATAGAATTTATTAAAGCTAACATTGACTACAAAAAAATGTATGCTCAGATGTTAGAGAAAAAGATTATGATGTTTTACGAAACTCTAAAATGGGATGAGCCGGTAAATAAAAAGACATCAATGGAAAGATTTTTTTGATTTTGAAAATAGAAACTGATATATATTTATATATCACAAATTACATAATAAGGAGTAAAAATGAACAAACACTCATTGAGCCGTTTCATAGATAAATACTATCTTGGCGGAAATTGTTCATCGGTTGTATTAAAGAGTGATGGTAAGAATTTATCAACTCGATTCATAACTGGTGATAAGAATCTACTTGGAGAATTGACTATGACAGATTGGAAGTTTGACTCTGCTGATTTAGGTGTGTATAACACAGAGCAGCTGGTTAAGTTACTTTCAGTTTTATCAGAGAATATCACAATGAATCTTACGAAAGCTGGAGACAAAGCTGTCTCTCTAAAGATATCAGATGCTAATTCTGATGTGAACTATATGCTTTCAGATTTATCTGTTATCAGTTCGCCACCTAACCTAAAGTCTGTACCTGATTTTGAAGTAAAGATTAAAGTTGATAAATCTTTTATGTCTAAATTTATCGCAGGTAAAAGTGCTTTGGCTGATACAGATAACTTTACAGTACTTACTACAGATGATGGTGTAAAGATTGTTATTGGTTATGCTGAGATTAACACTAATCGTGTTACTCTTCCTGTAGAAACAGAATCTTACGATAAGATTGAAAATGTTTCTTTTAACGCTAATCTATTCAAAGATGTATTGGTTGCTAACAAAGAATGTGAGGGCGCTACATTAGAAGTAAGTTCAGATGGTCTTGCTAGAATCAACTTCAAAGTTGATGAATATGATGCCACATATTACTTAGTTGCTGAACAAGATGTGTAATGGAAGAAAAGTATGTAGATAAACCTAGAGTATCTGTCAGGCCAATACATAAACCATTGGCTAAAGATATGATAGAAAAAAACCATTATAGCGGAAGATTATCTTCGTGTCGTTATCCGATTGGTATATTTTATCAAACAGATAATGAACATAAGTTTTTTGCTGAACCAGAAGAAAAGCTCATAGGTGTAGCTTGTTATGGTTTTCCAGTTGGAAGAAGAGTTCTCGGTTCTATATTTTCTGAAGAGATATTAGAAAACAGAAATATATTAGAACTTACGAGGCTCTTCATTCACGATGGATATGGAAAAAACATTGAGTCTTTGGCATTGGGTTTGACTTTCAAATGGTTGAAAGAAAACGCCCCAAAAATAAAGGTTTTAATATCTTATGCTGATCCCGAACAATCACACGATGGTGCTATATACCAAGCTACTAATTGGATATATCAAGGTTGTGGAGATTTTCAACTAGCGCCAACTTACTCTCTTAGATTAGAAGAAGGTGGTGAATGGATACACAGTCGAACTGTTTACTCTCGCTTTGGTTCAGCCGATCCTAAGAAGATGGTAAAAGCTATTGGACACGATTTTTGGTTGAAGAAGGAAGCTAGTAAACATAGATACATTTACTTTCTTGGTAACAAAAAAGAGAACAGAAAGTTTCGTAGTGTTATGAAACATCCTGAAATGAAGTATCCTAAGAACTACAAACACGACATAGAAATAAAAAAAATAGAGGTTGATAACGAAAAATGGAAGAAATAAAAAACACCCTTTGGGTTGAAAAGTACCGCCCTAATTCACTTGAATCTTACATTGGAAATGAACATCTGAAAAGTAAGGTTAAAGTGTATTTGGAGAGTGGAGACTTACCACACCTTTTACTTTATGGAAGGGCTGGTACAGGTAAGACCACTCTCGCTAAACTGCTTGTTAACAATATAGAGTGTGACTACTTATACATCAATGCTTCAGATGAAAATAGTGTTGATGTTGTTCGTAATAAAGTTAGAGGGTTCGCTTCTACTATTGGATTCAAAGATATGAAAGTTGTTATATTGGATGAGTGTGATTATATTACACCAAACGCACAAGCAGCTCTTCGTAATCTTATGGAGACTTTCTCTAAACATACTCGATTCATATTGACTTGTAATTATGTAGAAAGAATCATAGACCCAATACAAAGTCGTTGTCAACCATTTCAAATAGTTCCGCCATCAAGAAAAGAAGTTGCTGTTCATCTTAGTGATATTCTTAAAAAAGAGGATGTTGAAGCTGAGGTGGATGATGTAGCTACATTGGTTAATGGTGGTTATCCTGATATTAGAAGAGTAATAAACTTTGCTCAAAGACAAGTAGTTGATGGTAAATTATCAATAGACCAAAACAACTTAGTGGCAGTTGACTTGAATGTAAATGTATTTTCAACGCAGGTTGTAAATGTTCTAAAAACTCAGAGTAAGAAAGATGCTTTCGTAACTATCAGAAAGATGTTAGGAGACAATCAAATATCAGACTTTGCTGATGTGTTTAGATTATTGTATGATGAAGTTGATGATTATGGTAAAGGTCATGTAGCAGATTGTATATTGACTATTGCTAAATATCAGTTATCAGATGCTCAAGTTGTTGATAAGGAAATAAATGTTATGGCTATGATGATAGAGTTGTTAGGAATAATAAAGTGAGGGTAGTAGTTGTAGGAGATAGTTGTAGAGATATATTTGTTTATGGTAATGTGAACAGAATATGTCCTGAAGGACCTGTTCCAGTTCTTAAAAGAGATTGGGAAAAGGGTAATGATGGAATGGCTTTAAATGTAGTGGCTAATCTACAATCTTTGGGAGCTGATATAAGAAGTATCACTAACGAAAATATCATAACTAAAACTAGATATGTTGATGAACGTTCTAACCAATTACTTTTAAGAGTTGATGACATTGATGAATGTGATAGAATTGAAAAGGATGTTCTTTACAGCGTAAGAAATAACGAATATGATGGTTTTAAGTTTGATGCTTTAGTTATAGCAGATTACAACAAAGGGTTTCTAAAAGAAGATGATATCGCATATCTTTGTCAGAATAATGCAAATGTATTTATAGACACTAAGAAACAGATTGAACACTATATGGGAGAATGTTCTTACATAAAGATAAATGAAGTTGAATGGAAACAATTAAGAAACTTTGGAAACACCAGTTGGTATGATAAAAAAGTGATAGTGACTTTAGGTGGTAGAGGTTGTAAGTTTGATGGTAAACATTATCCAACAGAGAATGTTACTGGTGGTGATGTATCAGGTGCTGGAGATACTTTTATGTCTGCTTTAGTTGTTAAATATATTGAATCAAATGACATAGATAAAGCTATACAATATGCCCTAAAAGCTGCAACAGCAGTTGTTAAAAAAAGTGGAGTTTCAATAATTAATTCGGAGGATATAAAATGAGTATGAAACCAGTAAAGCCTATGCCAGGCAAACAACCATCTGCTAATGTAAATGTAAACATAGCTGATACAGAAACAATAACCTGTGAGGATTGTGGAAATGCTTCTTTCATACAATCTTTTTTTCTCAGAAGATTATCGCCATTGGTTTCACCAAATGGTCAAGAAGGTATAATTCCTATTCAGGTATTTAGTTGTGGTAATTGTGGTAAAGTTCCTAACAAAATGATGTCAGAGATAGATGGCGAAAGTTAAAAAGAAGAGTTTATTCGATCACGTAAATGCTGTAACCAGTCAGCAAAGTCCTGATTATTGGGATAGTATCTCTGATGATGATAAAAAGTCTTGGTCTAATTATATGATAAATAGATTTCTATCTATGAAGCCCGATTGGATTGAGTTTGTAAACGAAGTGCAGAAATATCCTTTACAACCAAAAGAACTATATAAAGTTTACATTGACATTTTGCCAAAAAAGAAACAATGGTTAAAATATATTAAAGGAGATAAGAAGATGAAATATCCAAAATGGGTTTACGAAATAGTAGCCAGACATTTACAATGTAGTGTTAGGGAAGCTAATGATGCCGTTGAGATGTTTGAAATATCAGCTGGTGGACAATCAGAGCTAACAGACATACTAATGAAGTATGGTAAAACAGAGGAAGAATGTCGTAAGATTGGATTATGAGTGTAAAAGAATTTACAGTAGAAGAAGTAAACAGAAAATCTATTGTAAAGTTTATTGAGAAACATCATTACTCACATAATGTAAATGGTGTACAATCTTTGTACCACTATGGTTTGTACAAAGAAGGTAACTTTGGTTTACCTAAAATGATTGGGGCTATGATGTATGCTTATCCATCAATGCCAGCAACAGCTGCTAAATACAATCCAATCAATCCAACTAAGTGTTTAGAGCTTAGAAGGTTAGTTTGTATAGATGATACGCCTAAGAATACAGAAAGTTATTTCATAGGACAGACATTCAAAATGTTGAAAAGAGATACAGATATGGAAGTTGTAGTTTCTTTTGCCGACCAACATCACGGACATACAGGTGTAATATACAAAGCTACTAATTTTGAATACTTAGGAGAAACTGCAAGGGGTAGAGTTTTGATGGTGGATGGTAAGGAGATGCACAGTCGCTCTTTAAATCAATTAGATAGACCATATGGTAGAGAACTTAATCGTAGATACAAAGCTGGTGACGAAAATATATTTTGGAAGAACACAGAACCAAAGCATATTTATGTTTACTATCTTAATAAAAGAATTAAAAGACAAATAAAAAAAGCTTGACTCGTATACATAAAATTATGTATATTTAACTGTAAATTGGAGAGTTATATGAAGGTTATAAAAGACACACCTAAAGGAACACCTAAAGAAGATGTTGTATCTTATATGGAAGATAAATATCCTGAGATGACAACGGAGTTCCAAAAGATACAAAGAGAACAATACGAACTCTTTTTACACAAACAACACGACTATGGCCCACAGAATATAGCCGTTGGTCAGATGTTGGTAAATGAAGAAGAGAAGAGACTATCTCTTATGGGTATTTGGTTTAGGATAAATGATAAAGTAGAACGTATCAAAACTATACTGATGAGAGGAGATAATGGTTCTCTCAAAGGAGAAGGTTTGGTAGATAGCTATTCAGACATATCTAACTATGGAGTTATGGCTCAAGTCGTAGCTAGAGGAAAGTGGGCAAAGTAATGAAAGAATACAAACCTAAATACAAACTTGAAGTAGAAGAGGGTTTTTACGAATCCGATAATTTATTCTTCTTGTTTTGTCAAATTATTTTACATAGATTCTGGCATCTATTAAAGCATGGTAAGTGGGCTGATTAATGAATAAAATAAGTTATAGTCAATACTCAATGTGGGCACAATGTCCACACAGATGGAAGACAGCGTACATAGATGGACATAGAGAGTTTACAGAATCGATACACACTCTCTTCGGTACTTCAATGCACGAAGTTATTCAAACTTTCTTAACTGTTATGTATGAGGATACTGCTAAAGCTGCAGAAGCTCTGCCATTGGAAGAGATGTTAAGAATCAGAATGAAAAGAAATTACGAAAGCGCTATGGTAAAAAATGGTGGTGTAGAGTTTTGTACTCAAAAAGATATGGTGGAGTTTTATCAGCACGGATTACTTATTTTAGAATTTATTAGAAAGAAAAGAGCTCAGTATTTTAGTAAAAAAGGATATGAGTTAGTTGGTATCGAAGTTCCATTAGAGTATGATTTACCAAATGGCGTTAAGTTTATTGGTTACATAGATGTTGTAATCAGAGATACTGTAAGAGATGTAATTAAGATATATGATATAAAGACATCCACTATGGGTTGGAACAAATGGATGAAGGCTGATAAGAATAAGACAGACCAGCTACTACTATACAAACAATTCTACTCAAAACAATTCAATCATCCGATGGATAAGATTGAGGTAGAGTATTTCATCGTAAAGAGAAAGCTGTATGAGAACTTAGATTTCCCTCAGAAGAGAGTTCAAAAATTTACACCAGCAAATGGTACGCCATCAATCAATCAGGTGACAAAGAGACTATCAGAATTTATGACAGAATGCTTCACTTCTGATGGAGAATACAACACACAACATATTTATAGAAAAGAAGCATCTAAAAAGAATTGCAAGTATTGTGATTTCAATCAGACAGAATATTGTGACGCGGGAGTAAAATAATGAAAGTAAATCTTAGAATGAATTTATCTCATTTTATTAATAAACCTTTTGAAAAAGATGTAATAAATAAATTAAATGAAGTTCACAAAGACAGCATTAAATTTTACCTAATACTATGGTATGAAGAAGGTAGTTTAAAACCTAAAGACTTAAAAGACTTTATGTTAAAATATGAATCTAATTTACATTTCAAAACAACTATGAAAGTAGGTGATTCTCTAAAACCAAATGAATTTATTTGGTTTGATTTATCAAATAAGTTCAATTTAGGTGGTAATCAAGTTAGATTTCAATATAATTATATAAAAGAGGAAAGCATTTTAGAAGGACTAAATGAGTTCCATAAGTGTGCTAAATTTTGTACATCGGAAAAACCTAAAAAACAAAAGAGGAATGATTATGAAAGTAGCGATAGTCGGAAGTAGACAATACACTAACAAAAGAAAGATACAAGAATTCGTATTTAAACTCAAACAAAAGTATGGAGAATTATTGGAAATTGTTAGTGGAGGTCAGAAAGAAGGAGCCGATGGATACGCTAAAAAGTATGCTTTAGAGTTTGATGTAAATTACTCAGAGTTTCCACCAGCGCATTACAGTCATAATATTCATTGTGTAATGCCGAGATACAGATATGGAAAAGCTTTCTACAAAAATAATTATCACAAAAGAAACGAACAGATAGCTGAGTATTGTGATGTAATGGTTGCGTTTATGCCAAAGAGTCTTAAATCAAAAGGTACAGAAAGTGCCCTAAACGAAGCTAAAAATAAACAAAAAAAATATGTAATAATAACTTAACTCTTATATACTTATATATGTATATACGGAGGAAAAGTTATGTTGAAACTTACATCTGTAAAGTTATTAGACAATCTATATAAAAAATTTAAAATAAGTAATTTAGACGATAGCTTTACTTTACAAAAATTAGTCAATCGTTCAATGGATTTGTATGTACACAATGAAGAGTACAGAAAACAAATAAACGAATGGCAGAACCTTAAACCAAGTGGGAGTGCATTATGAATCAAGATTTAGAAAAAGTGTTAAATTCTATAGTAAATCTTTTAAGAACTATAGAGGGCAAACTATCTCAAATTGAATCTAAAATAGAATCAAAAAAGTCAAAGTAATGAGAGAAGATATTATACAGGCTAGCAAGTTACATTTCAAAGCTCACATTGAAAAACACAAAGTCAATGTGAATAATCTATTAAGAAATGCTGTGGGTGTTGCAGAACATCCTGATGTTATGGATACTATAGAAAAGGAACTTGCTATTATTGCAGAATACGATGATAAGTTAAGTGTTTTAGAAAAATACTTTGTTAAAGAGAAAAGTAAAGAGGTTTTGAATGGCTAAGAAGAAGAAGATTCTTCTACTTTCAGATGATTTAAGAATGAACTCTGGCGTAGGTACTATGTCTAGAGAGTTTGTTTTAGGAACTTTAGATAGATATGAATGGGTTCAAATTGGTGGAGCTATAAAACATCCCGATGAGGGAAAGATTATAGATATGAATGATTCTGTTCGTAAAGAAACTGGAGTAGAGAAAGCTTATTTAAAAATATATCCTGTTAGTGGATATGGAAATCCTGATATTTTGAAGCAGGTTATGAGGATGGAACAAGATGTTGAAGCTATACTTCACTACACAGACCCAAGATTTTGGGGATGGTTGTATCAGATGGAACACGAACTAAGACAAAACATTCCAATATTCTATTACAATATATGGGATGATTTGCCATATCCAAGATGGAATGAACCTTTTTATGAAAGTTGTGATTTGATTATGAACATATCTAAACAAACACATAATATTGTTCAGAACGTTTGTCAAAAGAAACCGAGAACTGATTGGGATTCTACATATGTTCCACACGGAATAAATGAAGGACAATTCTACCCGATTGATAAAGCTCATAAAGAGTGGGGTAATTTATTACAATTCAGAAGGGTAATGACTAAAAACAAAGACTATAAATACATAGTATTTTGGAACAACAGAAACATCAGAAGAAAGTTGCCTGGTGATGTAATACTATCTTTCAAACATTTTTGTGATATGTTACCAAAGGAAGAAGCTGAACAATGTGCGCTAATAATGCATACTCAACCTCGTGATGAGAATGGTACAGATTTACCAGCGGTAGCAAAAGAAATGTGTCCTGATTATGATGTATTGTTTTCTCATAAAAAACTAAATAATATAGAGTTGAATTACCTATACAATATGGTTGATGTAACAATTAATATGGCGTCTAATGAAGGATTTGGGTTAGGAACTGCTGAGTCTCTGATGTGTGGTACACCGATATCAGTAAATGTTACTGGTGGATTACAAGACCAATGTGGTTTTAGATATAAAGGTGAGTTACTAACATACAAAGATTATGGTTGGATAGAATCTTTACACGATGAGAAAAAGTGGAAAGATAATTCTGATTTGACTTGGGGTGATTGGTGTAAACCTATCTGGCCATCTAATAGAAGTTTGCAAGGTTCATTACCAACGCCGTATATTTTTGATGATAGACCAAAGTTTGAAGACTTCGGTGATGCCCTAAAAGAGTGGTATGATATGGGAGAAGAGGAAAGAAATAGATGTGGTATGGAAGGTCACGAATTTGTTATGAGTGATGATGCTATGATGTCTGCTACTGCTATGTGTAATCTGTTTTCTGAACATATGAACACAGCATTTGAAAAGTGGACACCTCGTAAACGATTTGAAATTTTTGAAGGATAGGAGTTAAAATGAAACCTCTAATGATAGTAACAGCACCTGTTGCAACAAGAAGTGGTTATGGTTCTCATAGTAGAGATTTAGTAAGAAGTCTTATAGAGATGGATAGATTTGACATAAAGATAAACTCTATGAAGTGGGGTAATTGTCCGATGAATGCTCTAAACGAAAGAGATCCTAACGATAAAGTAATATTAGATAGGATACTAACATCACCAAATGTAGAAAGACAACCTGATGTACATATTCAAATATCAGTTCCAAATGAATTTACACCATTAGCTAAATATAATATTGGTATAACTGCTGGTATTGAAACAACAATAGCAACGCCAGAGTGGGTTCAAGGTATGAATAAGATGGATATGAATATAGTTCCATCTAATTTTACTAAAGAAACTTTTGAAAGAACCATCTACGAACAGATTGATGAAAATACAAAACAAAAAGCTGGTGAGCTGAGATTGACAAAACCAGTTGAAGTTTTGTTTGAAGGCGTAGATACTAATGTATACAAAAAATTAACTAAGATAGAATCAGAAGATTTGAAAGCTGAGTTTGAAAAAATACCTGAAAAGAATATATTTTTGTACACTGGTCATTGGTTGCAAGGAAATTTAGGTAATGATAGAAAAGATACTGGTATGTTGATAAAAACATTCTTAGAGACTTTCAAAAACTACAGTAAACCACCTGCATTACTTTTGAAAACCAGTGGTGCTAACTTTTCTATTATTGATAGAAATGATATAGCTGATAAGATAGCTAGTATAAAAGACTCAGTAAAAGGTAAACTTCCAAATATTTACTTTTTACACGGAGACTTAACTGATGAAGAAATGAATGAAATGTATAATCATCCAAAGATAAGAGCACACATTACATTTACACACGGTGAGGGTTTTGGAAGACCATTGTTAGAAGCTAGTTTATCAGAGAAGCCAGTTGTTGCTCCTAATTGGAGTGGACATATTGACTTCTTAACAAAAACAAATGCTATACTATTACCAGGTGCTTTGACAGATGTTTCTCCCGAATCCTTTCCAAAAGAGATGATTGGTGAGAATGCAAAATGGTTTACTATAAACTATCAATACGCTTCTCAGATTATGAAAAAACTATATAAGAGTAACCGAAAGGAAATTCTTAATGCTAAAAAATTAGCTAACTATAATAGAGGTAAGTTTTCTCTAAAAGCTATGACATCTCAGTTTAGTAAGATATTGGATAATTATTTACCTAAGTTTGAACAACAACCTCAACAGGTAAATCTAAACTTACCGAAACTAAAAAAGGTTGGAGAAAATTCTGAACCACCTAAACTTAAACTACCAAAATTAAAGAAGGTGTAATATGGAGGAAAGAACAAATTGCCCTATGTGTGGGGATTTACACAATAATTGTGTCGTAGAAAAAACAGAAGTTGATGGTAAACCATTTGAGTCTTATATTTGTTTTCAATGTGGTATGACATCTAATTCTTACTTAGCTTTCGATAGTGAGAAGTTAGAAGAGTACACAAAAAGCCACAGTAAATTAATGAATGATTTGAAAGTATTTGATAAAGAAAGAGACATAGTATGGTTTCCATCTGTAATTAATATGGGCGAAAAGGGAATAATATATCCTGATGGAGACCACGTAAACTGGCATTGGTATTACGCAAAAGTTATAGATATACCTGAAGAAGAAAGAGATAAGTATGATGGTCACGAAAGAAGATTGGATGTAGAAAACGCTGAAAAGTTTGGTCAGTTTGAATTTATGGAAGCTTGTAAAGCTATGGGAGTAATAGTAGACAATGGCTAAACTTCCATATACTTGGAGCAAAGTAGACAGAGGAGATATCATATCCTTTGTATATGAGACTAAAGAAGGTAGAAGACTTCGTAGAACTATATTAGTATTAGAGCCGGATAGAAAAAAGTTACTACACGGAATACAATTAGAGATATCTAATGTAGCTACTAACAGAGAATTAAAAAAGTTATTAGAAATGGCTGGAAAGACAGAGGTAGTAGACGAAAACAAAAAGATATACAGAGTAGAATTAGATGGTAGCTCTAAACAAATATATCAGAAACTAAAAAGATTGATAAAGAGACACGATATCTATAGAACTTACAGTCTTAAAAAAGCTAAGAAAAGTCAAGTATTTTTGGAAGACTTGCGATTGCCACCAACATTTGTAAAGGAGTTAGTCGGTGAAGATTAGTTATGGAATTACAGTACACAATGAACACAAAGAGCTTGAAAAATTATTAGGTATACTTCTTATCAGTATAGATGAAGAAGACGAAGTGATAATCTGTGTAGATGGAAATGATGAAAATGTAAGAAGCGTAATTGAGTTGTACTCAATAGATAGCAGAGTTAAACATTATGATAGAAAGCTTGATGGTAACTTTGCAGAACATAAAAATTCAGTTATAGAAAATAGTAATGGTGATTATATTTTTCACATAGATGCTGATGAATATCCTAATAAAGTATTACTTCAACAATTAAAACAAATATTAGAAATGAATGATGGGGTTGATTTAATTTGGATACCGAGAGTTAATACTGTAGAAGGTATGCAAGATGAACACATCAGAAGATGGGGTTGGAGAGTCAACGAAAAGAGATGGGTAAACTATCCAGACTATCAAGCTCGTGTGTTTCGTAATGATGAGAGTATAAGATGGACAAGACCACTACACGAACATATCGTAGGATGTAAAACGTACTCACATTTGCCACCACACGAAGAATTAAGTCTGTATCATCCTAAAACAATTGAAAAGCAAGAAAAACAAAATCTATATTACAATAGTAACTTTAGTCGTGAAATGAATGTGAGGAAGATTTGATATTTTTTAGAGTGTTGGACAATCAATTGTACAACGCTGGCGAAGTTGAGAAGTTGGGTTTCAACGAAGGTTACAGAATACCCGATGAATATTTGTCAGAAGAAAAGTTTACTATAATGAGAATGTGTCACGGTATTGGCGATTGGGGCATCATATCAGCTATGCCTAGATTATTAAAAAAGAAATATCCTAATTGTAAAGTCTATGTTCCATCAGAAAGTTTACTACATAAGATATGTGGAGAACCATCGAGTGAGTGGGGTAGTTGGAGTAATCCATATAGTAACGCTGAAAGTGTATTTAAAAACAATCCATATGTAGATGAGTTTGTAGATAGTGTTGATGGAGAGATATTTCACGACCACTACAGAATATATGATGATAAGAATCCAGATGTTCCTTTGTTAGAACAGATGTTGAAATTTTGGCAGTTCGATGAAGATGAATGTAAAGACTCAGCACCAGAACTATATTTTAGTGATGAAGAAAAAGAGATGGGTGATAAAATTATCACCCAACATACTGATGGAGAGTTTGGTTCTTTGCTTATATCAGATAGATATGACTACTCTATGGATAAGTTGATAGTAGATAAGCTAGATAATAAATTAAAGTATTTTTATTGGACAGAAAGACCAATCGAACAAACCTCTTTTGATTTCATAGATAAAGCTTTGGATATGAGAAATATGTCTATAAGAATGCAACTTTACATAAAATCTAAATCTAAGATAAATGTGGGAAATCAATGTGGAACATCTCAATTAGTGGTTAGATATTCTGATGTATTTTCCGTTCAAAGACAATTTCCTATGGCTGGAAACTTTGTAAGAGGTGAAGTTTATTTAGACCAAAAGAAAGTCAGAGACTTAGTAAATAGTTTGCCAGATAAATGGGATTCAAAAACAACAACGAGTAAAAAGTTCAAAGCCGATTTGATAAACTTTTTTGACAAAGAAGAATATAGAAAAAAGACTTGTTTAGAAGTAGGTTCTTCTTTAGGTCATGGAACTAGAGTTCTTAGTAGTTTATTCAGCAGAGTTACTGCTTTAGATAATCTGTATGAAAGGCACGAAGAATCTAAGAAACTAAACTCTGATAGAGATAATATAGAATATGTTACTATGGATGTGTACAATCAAAAGTGGGATTTTTGGAATATGCAAGTTGTGTTTATTGATTGTGTTCACGACTATGTTCATATTCAAAGTGATATAGAAAACGCTCTGAAGTTTGGAAAAGACACCATAATAGTATTTGACGATTATGGTTTGTTTCCTGATTTAAAACAATGTATAGATGAGTATGTAGATATGGGTAAATTAAAAGTTCTAAAAAAGATAGGACAGAAAAAAGGAACTTACTTCCCAACAACACAGAACAAAGTTCTTAAAGACTATGAGGGCATAATATGTCAAAGCGTATAATTTACACTTCTGTTTTTGGTGGGTATGATAAAGTTACAGAACAAAGTTCAAATGGTTGGGATTGGAAATGTTTTAGTGAAGAAACTCACACACCAATATATGAAGATAACAATAGGAATGCCAAAAAGTTCAAAGTTCTACCTCATAGATATTTGAAAGATTATGAATACAGTATATTTATAGATGGTAATATGAGTGTTGTCGGAAACTTAGATGAACTGATAGACAAATATTTAAAAGATTCTAACGTAGCTTTCTTTAGTCACAACAACAATCATTTAGATGCTAGAAATTGTCCTTATGATGAAGCTCAAACTATATTTGATTTAGGTGAAAGAAATATGAAAGCAACGCCTGAAAGAGGTATACTTAATTATAAAGACAATCCATTTGTAATAGAAAAACAGATGAACAGATATGCCAGTTTAGGTTTTCCAAAAGATAATGGTTTGATAACTGGTATGGTTATACTCAGAAGACACAATGAAAAAGATTGTGTGGAGACAATGGAAGATTGGTGGACAGAGATAAAGTATAATAGTAAAAGAGACCAATTAAGTTTTAATTATTGTGCTTGGAAAAACAATTTAAAGTTTAATTATATGGATGGTGATTCGAGAAACAATCAGTATTTTAAAAGAAGTGTAAACGCACATATAGGAAAGAAATGAAGAATATAATATTTATACCATACATAAAAAGAGAAGAAAATTTAACTGGTAAATCCAGCATAGGACATTCAAACAGACATCAAGGTTATGAGTATGGAATAAACTCGTGGAAGGCTTGGGCTGAGAAGAATGGACACGAAGTTTATATTATGTCAGACTTACTATGTCCAGAATCTCAGATGTTAATTACTTGGCAAAGATGGCAGGTTCTAAATATATTAGAACATAATGAAATAGAATATGACCAAGTATTAGTTGTTGATGCTGACTCAATAGTTCATCCAGATTGTCCTAACTTTTTTGAAATGACTGATAGAAAGTTTACAAGTCCACTTACAGATGGTGACTTTGAATGGATGAATAGAGCAATAAATGGTTACTCTAAGATGTTTTTTGATAAAGAGTATTGTATACCATCTTATGAGTTTTTTCAAACTGGCTTTGTGATTATTAATAAAGACCACAAAGAGTTTTTTGATAAAGTGTTTGAATTTTACGAAACGAACAGACAGAAGATTATTGAATCCTATGACATACTTCTTACTGGTAGCGATATAACATTAATGAATTGTTTGAGAAAAGAGTTTGGGGTGGAGTTAAATACTTTACCAAGACAGTTTGGTATGATGGATATGGTTAGAAAGAATTTGTTCTACTATCATCCACAATGTTGGTGGAAAGATGAGTTAGACTTTCTTTACAACTCAGGTTGGGTTTATCAGTTCAACGCTATACCAAAAAATGATATGGGTAGAGACAGAACTTATTG